GCAGACGAACGTTCCGTTCACGATGAAGAATATTTATCGCGTCATCGACATCGTGATCCAGACGAACGGACAGCGCATGCAGCGAGCACTGACGGAAGCTTTCGACACGATCTGTTCATTCAGTGCAGAGAATTCCACTGCGGGCGAGACATGGAAGACGAACGCTAACTACATGGTCAATCGCAAGTTCATCGTTCCTTATATCGTGTCATGCGACTGGGGGAAGTTCCGTCTCGAATACAGCGACTACGTTCATCGGAAGTGCGAAATGATCGAAGACGTTGTCAAGGCTCTCTGCACGATCACTGGACGCGACTACGACTCGATCGGATCTCTGCGAAAGCACGTCTACGATCATCAAGACACGATCGATTTCGGACAGTGGTTCGAATGGGGATTCTTCCGATGCAAAGGATTCAAGAAAGGAACGATGCACTTCGAGTTTCTTGATGAAGATGTCTGGTACAAGTTCAACTACGAGTGCGCGAAGCTTCGCGGTTGGAATCTTCCAAAGAAGACACAGAAGACTCGCAGGACAAAGAAGACAGCATGATCAGTAGGACGCAGGGAATCCAGACAAACGGATCTCCCTGCATGCTGTTTTGTAAAAGAACACGAAAATCCCACGTCGAAAACGAAAAAAGTTCTCAAAATATTTGCATATTTCAGTTATTTGCAATATATTTGCAGCAAGTTTAACAAATAATTCAAAGCAATATGAGTACAACAACAGCAACTTTCACAATCGAACAGATCCTTCTGGATCGTCAGTTTGTTCACGATGCAGCATCGACGGAAGCTAAGAAGCAGATGTGTGCAAAGTACGGAATCACGTCGAACAAGACAAAGGAGATCGAGAAAGCTATTCTCGCGATCGGTCTTGAACTCCACAAGCAGAACACTACGTTCACAGTGACGGAAGACGTTCGCGTCTTCGATCTGTACTGGAATCGTCCAGAGTCAGCACAGAAGATCCGCGAAGCGTTCGCAGACGAATCAGACTCCTTCATCCGCTTCTACACAGAGCGTCTTCGCAAGCTGTACGAACAGAATCATCTTCGCGCACGTTGGACGCTGCGTCCGATCTCCTATCTCACGCAGATCTTGAACGAGCGCACAACGGACAACACAGAGCGCGACGCGCTCGCACTCGCGCTTGACGTACAGATGAAGGATTTTCACGATCGCTTCATCAAAGCACATCTGGACTATGCGAACTGGAAGTTCGATCACATGTTCCAGAAGTACGCAGAGATCAAGTCAACGCGTGACATCATCTTGAAGCTGAACGTTTCGGATCAGAAGGAAGTCGAGCGTCTGCACAAGATGATCTCTACATTCCGCGTCGAGTCCAGAGACTTCGATAAGGACTACTACATCGAGCGCGTTCGCAGAGACTTCGAAGCAGAGTATCTTCGCTGTCTTCTGATGATCGCTGACAGAGTGCTGACAGCTAAGATGAACACGAAGCAGATCAGCGTCCAGAACGTCAGCAGCAACGACGCGAAAGCATTCGACATCTACGTCAGAGACGATCAGCGCACGATGCACGCACGTTCGATCTGGTGCGCAGAGTACAGCGAGATCGTGACACCTCACTGGCGATTCATTATCACGAACGCATAAGTTATCATCAGTCAATAAACAACGCGTCAGGCGCAAGGGAAACAGCGTCTGGCGCACTTAAAACAACATACAGCATGGCAACACTACAAGCACTTATCGAAGACTTCAACAAAAGCGTCGAAGTCATCAAGCGAGAGAGAAAGCTTCAAGCACAGATCCTTCGCGAGATCACAGATCGGTTCTGTGAGCACAAGATCGGACAGAAAGCTACTATCAAGCGGAACGGACGGATCGTCACGATCGTATGCAAGCGGATCGAGACTGACATCTGGAACGGAAAAGCATTGTTCACGTACTGCTTCAAGCAGTTGAAGAAAGACGGAACGCTGTCACAGAACGATGTCAGCGTAGGAACGGAAGAAATAACATGGTTGAACGAATACATCGAGCCTTATGCGACAACAGAAAGTCTATCATGTGGAACTCGCTGATCCGCGAGGAAACGAGCCGAAGCACAGCTATTTCGGATCGCAAGCTGCGATCTTCCAGACGTTCGGGAATGAGCGTCTGGGGATCTCATATCGATCACTCTCGAACAGCTACAACTTGCAGGAACGAGAATATTCGAATCGGCACTGCACAATTCGCATGGGATATTTGCAAGTGTCAAGAAAAAACCGTAACTTTGCACCCACAATCAAAGCAATATGAGTATGATGACAACAGTAAACAAGAACAAGCATCTTTTCGGTGCTATCATAGGCGACATCGTAGGCAGCGTCTATGAGTTCAGCAGACAGAAGTCCTACGACTTCGATTTCTTCTCGTATGGATGCAACATCACTGATGACACGATCCTTACATGCGCGACAGCAGAAGCGATCCTTAGAAACGGAAACATCGTTGACACGCAGGACTTCGCGAACGAGTACTACGACTTTGCGAAAGAGTTTCCGCACCCTATGGGCGGCTATGGCGCAGGATTCTCTACATGGGTCTACGACGGAACGATGCGCCCTTACAACTCACTCGGCAACGGTGCTCCGATGCGTGTCTCTCCCTGCGCGTATTTCAGTGCGTACATCAATCGCTGTCTGGAAGTCGCTACGATGTCAGCGTCAGCGACACACAATCACTGGCAGGCGATCCGCGCTGTGCAGTGCGTAACGTTCGCGATCTACGAACTGCGTCACGGAACGTCAGTCAAAGATCTGATACAAAAGATCTATCAGCAGTATGAGTACGGAATGATAAGACTCTGCACGAAAGATCAGAAAGCATACGATCTCTTTCAGCAGAAGTACGAATACACAGAGCACAGTGAAAAGACAGTGATCGGTGCTCTCATTTGCGCTCTCTCTGCGACTTCATTCGAAGACGCGATCAGACGCGCTGTCTCTCTCGGTGGCGACGCAGACACACTCGCTGCGATCGCAGGATCAATCGCAGAAGCACGCTTCGAGATTCCAGACGCTATGATCGACGTAGCGAAGCAGAAACTCCCGAATAAGCTGCTTGACATTGTGACGGAATTCAACGAAACAATCGCATTATGATCACAGTACAAGAAAAGCAGAAGAAAGCGCAGGAAGTAGCAAGTTCATACGGCTACGACTACGTGAAGTTCATCAAGAACATCGGCAACGTGTCCGTTTATCGCGGAATGACTCATGAAGAAAAGATGTTAGGACTTCCGCTGTTCATAGAGATCGATGACAACGGCAACGTCACCGAACAGCAGAGTCTTGAATATATGGAACTAATAGAAGACGAAGAAAATGAAGAAAAGTGATATTATTGCACTGTGTCGCTACTACAAAGGAGAGACACAGAATCCGTTCGAGAATAAGGATCAGAACAAGACATTGCTCTGGATCTACGAACAAATCTGGGTTGAAGACATGCAGAACGACAACTGTACGTTCACGGATCTTCTGACAGACTATCTGGACGCAGGACTGCGAGACTTCTGCAAGACGGATGACACTCCGATCACGCTGAAAGCTTTGCTGTTCAATCGCTTCTGCAAGATGCAGGATCGCACAGATCCAGAAGCTTTCAAAGAGTTCTATCAGAAGTACTACTCATAGAGACAAAGAAGCGGAAAGTTCGATTGCTTTCCGCTTCTTTTTTTGTGATCAATCGAAGATCGCGTGCCAACCACCGTCATTCTCGTACTTGCTGATCGTGCGAGCGTCTTGTTCGATGATTTCGAGATCGATGTACCACTTGCTGTCAGACGGATTCCATTCAGCTTTGATGATTCTGAACTTCGTTCCGCGTTGCAGCAGGACTTCATTCTCATTCAGTCTCGTAGGCTTCGAGACTCCGTCCCACGACTTCTTATATTGTCCGTATTGACTGAACGGCTCACAGTACATCATGCGCGTTCCCTTCGGTGCGTAGATATTCAGACAGACTGGCTTATATCCGAACGACGTTCGCTTACAAGATCCGCAAGACACGAACGAATCATCAGTTCCGACCATTCCGACAAGCTTACTGGGATCGCCCTTGAACGAATCCAGATTGATGCCGAAGCGATAGTCCATGAATGCAGAGATCTCGTCTCGCTTGATCCAGACATCTTGATCTACGCTGCTGCGTGCAAGCGCGTTCGTGATAGCTTCAACGTCCTTTTCGACAGTAGAGATTGCTTTTCTGGACGGATAGTATCGATAGCCTTTGATTCCGCGAAGCGTCTCTGTGCAGTACGCAGATCCTTCCGTGTAGTTCCAGATTCCGTGTTTCTCCGTCGCTGACATCGTCTTCCACTGTTCGACAGTGAAGTTGAAGAAGTAGTCGAGTGCTTCGTTCGCGTCGATATGCCAGAGCGCGAGATCCTTGCGTGCTGCGCTGTAAACGTCATCAAGATTCTCTCCGAGTTTAGTCCAGATCTCGCGTGTCTTCGTAACGTCCTTTGCATCGATCGCGTCTTTGAGTTCGACGTATAGCTGCTGCTGTGTCTTCGTAAGCTTGCGCTTACCTCCGAGTGCTTCTGCCATGCGTTTTGCTTGCAGACGCGTTGACATGTCGAGATATTCGTCATCAGTGAGCGTTCTGTTAAGCACGGACTGTTCGACCTTCATGACAGCGTTCGCTGCTGATTTCTTCGCTGCTGTGCGTGCTGCACGCTGTTCAAGCTGCTGCTTGATCTTCTTCGCTTCGTCAAGATACGTCTGTGCTTGCAGCTTGTTTCCAGTGTGTACTGCATCGTTGTACTTCGCGAGAGCGTCAACGAACTTCGAAGACTTAGTCTTGTAGCCGACGATCTGGACGTACTCTGTATCAAGCTTGTTCCAGAAGATCTTGTCCTTGACTTCCTGCAACTTGTTCGTATATGCGATCTGCGAGATCTTCCATGTCGGATATTGCTTCGCGCCTGCTTTGTACTTCGACGGATCAGCGACAAACTTGATTTCGAATTCAAGCTTCTTGACTTGTTCGTCGAGTGACAGAGTCTTCCACGCGTCAAGCTTGACTTGAATAGCTTGATAAGCGTCACGCAGATCTCCGATAGTGAACTGACTGTGCCAGTACTTCGCGTCTGGAATGAGATCTTCCAGTTTCGCAAGATCTCTGTTGATCGATGCGATCTTCTTCGCGAGATCCTTGACTGCGATCTGCTGCTTGACGTAGTTCTGTGAATCGACAAGTGCTTGCAGACGCTTGATCTCTCCTTGCAGTTCTGGATAGTCCTGCGCTACGTTCAGCACGTTCTTTGAAGTCTTCTCGATCAGAGCGTAGCGTGCGCGTCTCTCTGCGAGTCTCTGACGGATCGCTGCTTCGTCTCTGTTCGCGTGACGGATCTGACGTGCTCTCTCGATCGGATCGACGTAGTCTTCTGCTTCCTTGACAAGCGGACTGACACGATTGACGTTGATCAGCTTGTTGTTGATACGGAAGTACTGATAGCCGTACTTAGGCGACACGTCCTTGCTGTACTTCTCGAACTCTTTGAGACTGTTGAAGACTTCGTTCGTCTGCGGGTCGTAGAAGTAGATCTTGCCTTTCTCCTTGACCATGTTGAACGTGTGACCAGACTTGCCGCCCTTCCAACGACATTCGATCTGGAATACTCCGTCTTCGCCAGAAGCGACATCGTTCCAGATTTCCGATGCTTTCTTTGCACTGCGCCAGTGAGTGACAAGCTTTCCGTCCTGCGTCTTCCATGCTTCGCGATAGTTGTGACACAGATACTCGAAGTCCTTTCCTTTGAACGCTTTCGCTTCGATGTTGAATCCCATGCGTCGCAGTTCGTACACTGGCGCACACGTCTGACAGTTGATCGTGTAAGGCTTGTCGCGCTTTTCATCCCACTTAGGATTGAGCGACAGCTTGCGTCCAGTAGCTTTCTCCAAGTACTTTCCGTTAGGATCGTAGATGTACTTCTTCTTGTAGTGCGGATTGACGCGCATAGTGTCAGCCTGCTCATGAGTCATCCTGCGTCCTTTCTTCACTCCGACAGCTTTCTCAAACTCGCGTAAGTTCGCTTTCTGTTCTGCTGTGAATCCTTCCCAGACGATTGCATCCCACTTCTGCTGTGTCTGGACTCCTTGCATTGCTCTCTGGAACGTCAGAGCGATGTTCTGCGTGTTTCCAGACTGGATAGCCGACTGCAAGCTGTCTATACGTGTCTGCAAAGCAGGACTGATCTCGATGTCGGACTGCTTGATCGCGTTCTGGACTTGCTGCATCTTACGATCGTTCCAACGTTGCTGTATCGCTGCATCGTCTCGCTGTGCGTGTCGTTCCTTCGCGATCTGCCATACATCTTTCGGCTTGTTCTGGATCACAAGTCCTTTGCTGATGTCTCCGTCAACGTAGTTCTGTGCTATGAAGTACGGCTTCACTGCTGCTGCGTTGATGCGATCCGTGTTCGCTGCGATCCATTTCTTGAAGTTGTCTGGAACGTCCTTGATTTCCTGCGCCTGCATGTCAACAGTACGCGGATCGTTGCCGTTTAGGATCGCTTTCTGCATAGCGATGAAGTCATTCTCCTTTGCGAGTATAGGAACGACGTAGCAGAGACAGTGCGGATGCCAACCAGTGAACTTGAAGCCTTTCGGGTACTTTCCTGCCAGTAAGTCGCAGATGTCGCCCTTCGGCATTCTCACTTCATGCTGTGCTGACTTCTTGACTTCGAATCCGATGACGAAGTCCATGCGCTCCCAACGATCTTCGTCTGCTGTGCGATACGCTGCGTTCGTCTCTGTACGTGTCAGACGCATAGCGTTCTTGTAGCTGCTGCGATAGACACCGCGTCCAGTATGGAACGCTTTCGCATTCTCCGACAGATGCAGCTTTCCGTCAGATCCTTTGACTCGACGGAAAAGCTTGTCTGGATATTTGAGATACTTGCGGACTTCGCGTGACATCTGCGCTGCTGACGCGCCCTCTCCGAGTGATACAGTGATCGCTGCTTCCATTTCAGTGCGAAGCTGACCAGTGTACTTCCAGACGCGCTGTGAGAGATTCAGACCGCCTACGTCCTGCGTGCGTGCAAAGAACTTGTCTACTGCTTCGCTGTTCCTCTCGAACCAACGCGCATAGAGCGATCTGTCTTTCAACTTCCAACCGAAGATCGACTGGATCATCTTGTCGCATGAGAGATTCGCGTACTCCCATTCAGCTTCACAGTCTTTCTTGATCTCTGCGTACACTTGCGAGTAGAGCGAACGGATGACGCGTGACGTTTCATCCCCGACGCGCATATTGTCCGCGAACGAGAATTTCTTGTCTGCTGTCAGATCTGGATGCTGTGAAGCGAGCGCAAGCAGACGATCGACAGCGAGATCATAGAACTTCTTCACGCGTTGCGCGTAGATCTCCTGCCGAACGAACATTCCTGCTGCGTAGCGATCCAGAATAATGTCTTTCTTGCTTGCCATACGCTAAGATGTCAAACGTTACTCTGCGCCAGTCTTATCGTCATCTTCCTCTCCGAGTCCGAGAGCCTGACGTTGTGCCTGCGCGAATATATCTCTCTGTTCCTGCGTGCGCTTCTCGCTGTCTTCTTCCAGACGCTTGATCTCGTTCTGCTTGTCCTTGATAAGCGGATTCTGTTCAACACCAGTCTCGACGGACATAGTTCCGCTGTCAATAGACTTGCCGATGTTCTCGATGACTTCCGTGATGTCCTCTCCGAACGGCTCTTGAAACTCATGAGTAGTCCTCAAAGCTTCGCATTCTGCTTTCAGAGATACGTCCAGAACGTTGCCGATGATAGACGCGCACAGTCCTGCGACGCGATCAAGCAGTTCATCGTGATTTTCCTTGTGCTTCTGTGACTTGATGTTCGCGAGAATCATCATCTGCTTCAAAGCTTTGCCAGTGACGTTCGAGAGAGACTTCATGTTCTCGAAGTCGATGTTCGGTGTGAACGTCTTCGACAAGATGTGATTCTGCAACCAGTCGATCTCATTCTTCTTCGACTCTGGCGCGTTATCCCATGTCAGATAGTGCGCTGCTTCCTCTGCCTTAGATCCAGTCTTCTTGATCAGAGTCTTGTTTTCGTCATCCTTCTCTGGCATGTTCTTGATGATGTCAGCGTCAAGAATAAGCATCGGATCAGAGAAATAGTCGTTCGTGTCAGCAGTGCGCGAAGCTATGTATTCCTCGCGGTGGATCATCTGTTCGACTCCTTCCCACTCCTTGTCCTGCGAGAAATAGATGATAGGGATCTTCCCGATCAAGTTTTCCTCTGGAATGACTTCCCAACCGAGTGCAGTGCGCTTGCAGTGATACGTCACGTTGTCCGTGTAGAGATTGACGTGATAGACGCTGCTGCCGCCTTCGTTGACGTAGTAGCCCCATGCGACGCTGATCAGATTCTCGTACTGATCCCACTTCGTATAGATCTCGTCGCCTTTGGAAGCTGCGAGCACGCGGATCTGACAGTCAGCCTTTCCGTCATCGTTGCGGAAGACGCGCCAGAGCATAGCAGACTGCGTCTCTGATCCTGCAATACGCTTGCACTGACGGATCTTAGCGTTGAAGTGTGTGCGTGACAGCAGATCAGTGAAAGCCTTGAACGCTTTGTCTGTCTTCTCTGATGCCATACCCCATTTGACTGGCTGTCCGTAGATGAACACAAGTGCGATCTCGTTGATGAAGACTGGATAGCCGATAGGAAGCTTCCAACGCTTGATCTTGCGCTTCAAGTTTCCGTCCTTGTCGAGAATGATCTTGTCCTCGCGTCTGTTGATCAGATGCTTCTTAGGATCGTACTCACGTCTTGCGATCGCTGTTTCTTCTGCCTTGCTCTCCATTGATGCAAGTACGCGACTGATGTCACCACTCTGAATCAGTTGCTCAAAATCCTGCTTACGTCCGATCGCTGCGTTCAGCAGATTAAGAAATGAATCGATTACAATCATACGTTTTTAAATTATTAGAATAAATTATTGATGTTCTTTGGCATTACGAAATCGTCGTTCTTGAAGTAGTTGATCGCATATCCGAGAATATCGACGAATTCGTCATGAAGTCTTTGAGGGAATCCGCACACTTGATCTATGAATTCATCGTTCCAGTCTCCTTCAACGATGTAGACGCGTCCGCACTCGATCGTAGGACTGACAGCATGCAGTCGTTCCGCTTTCGAGTCCGTCGGTGTCGGTGTTCTTGTCACGTTCAGTCCGCTGATCGCTTCGAGCGTCTGCACTACGCTGATTCCGTTCGCTTTCGGCTCTATACGCAGCGATGACTGCGAAGATCCTTCGTTCGCTGCCATGTACTCTGGAAGGAAGCGGATCAGATCTGGGAACGTCTTCCAGACTTGCATTGCGTTGTAGACGTAGATGTTGTTCTGGATCATGCAAGCTGCGAGAATGCCAGTAGGATCGTTGTCGGACTTCTTTTTCTTTTCGTCATATGCTGTATCGACGAAGAAGTGCATTGTCTCATTGTAACGCAGAGAGTAGAAGTCAGAGCGCGAGATCTTGCGAAACCATGCTTCCTTGACGATATTACCGCCCTCTGCGCTTGGCTTCTGCATGAACTGTCCTGCATATCCGCGTGATCCGAGATCGACCTTCGCTTCTGCGAGCACTTCTCTGTTCAGACGGATCGGATCGAGAAGACCGTCAACGTAGTTCTTTCGCAGTTCAGCAGGCTCTACGTCTTCGCAGTCTTCCGCAGGGAGATTGATGTGCTTGATCTTGTCTTTCTTCTTCGAAAGCAGATAGCCAGTGACATCGTCTTGATGAAGACGTTGCATGATCGTGATCGTAGGAGTGACAGCCTTGTCAACTTTACGCGAAGACAGTGTCTTGACGTGATCGTTCGCTACTTTACGCATCTGATCGGACTCTGCCTGCTTCGGGTTGACTGGATCGTCGTTGATGATGATGTGAGCGTGAAAGCCAGTGATCGTAGATCCAGTAGACGACGCGTAGCGGAAGCCGCCCGCAGTGTTCTCGTAGTTCTGCTTTCCAGACTTATCGTGTCGGATCTCGACTTCTGGAAACAGCATCATGTATTTCTCTGACTGGATGATGTCTTTCGACTTCGTAGCGTGATCCAGTGACAGTGCAGACGAATAAGAGTTGCTGATGACGCGGATCGTCGGATCGTTAGTCCAGAGCCATGCAGGGAACATGACAGTCACGATCGTAGACTTCGTTGTTGAAGGTGGAATGTTCACGATCAGATCGTACAGCTTCGGCTTTCTCTCGAACACTGGCTGCGCAAGCTTCTGCAATTCCTCGCAGAGATACGGAATATGCCAGTTGTAGACTGGATCTTCGTGAATGATAACGTCCCAGAACGTCTTCACGAAGTAGAACAAGTTGTTCCTGCATTCGTCTGCAACTGCACGCACAAACAGATCTTTAGTCAGCTTCATTTCCTTCACTTTCTGTTTTTATTCGTCTCTTTTCCTTGTGAACGCGAAGACTACGAAAAGCAGTCCTGCTGATACGACGATCAGCTTCGCGATCTTACAAAACGTCAGTATCTCCATGATCCTATTGTTCCTTCTTTGTTGACTCCTTAGTGTTGATGATCTTCTCTCCGATAGCGAGCACTGCTGCTTTCTGTTCCGCTGTGAGAGCGTCCAGATCGATCGACTGCTTCGGCATCAGATCGCGTCCGTTCGCGCCAGTTGCTTCGATGTTCTGACGATTCTTCCATTCGTCAGGCGCAAGATTCGTCAGAGCGAAGATCAGTGCTGCTGTGTCTGGCGGGTATCGCTTCGTTGTAACGCTCTGATTCTTGACTACGATCTGACTCGTTTTCGGATCTCGCATGTATTCCGTCTTCGTTTCGTCGTAGCTGAATCCGAGTGCCTTATCCCAGAGTGACTTCTGCAAGCGATCGACGATCGTCTTCTTGAACTCCGACTTTGCATTTTTTATAGCGTCAGCAAAGTCAGCTTTGTCTGGATCTTGCAGCCACTCGTAGAACGTTGTCTTCGTGATCCCTGCTTTCGCGACAGCTTTCTCCACAGTGTCGCCATTCTTTAGCGACTCTATGAGACCGTTGATCGTTTCGTCATCGTACTTCATCTTTGTATAAGATATTTAGTTATTATATATTATTCTACACTGCTACCTATATATTCGAAGCTTGCTGTTATGCGTGCGTGCGAAGTAACGTTCACTTGTCTTGCTTTGCTCTTGCTGACTCCTGCTGCGCGTCCTATTCGCGTCGTGATCCAGTCCTTGCTTCGAGATCTCGCGATGATCATTGCAGGGTTTGACGTTGTGCTGATGAATCGCTTTCCGCTGTTGAAGTACATCTTCGCTATGTAGTCGCTGAATGCTGATCCTATTCCGACTCCTTGATAGTCTGGAAGAATTACTGTGCGATGTTCTCTCCAGAGATTCTTCGCTGTTGGGTGCGGGAACGCGAGTACTGCACAGAATCCTGCAAGCTGTCCGTTGACAGTAGCGAGATAGACATGCGACGCTTCGTTGAATGAGTGATTCAGATAGTGATACTTCCTAAATATTCGCCAGTAATGCTGTTTCTCCTTTGTCTCGAACACGTCGATCTGGATGACTGGTCTATTTTTTTTTTGAGTTTCGAGATCCAAGATCTGAAACTGCATTGTGTCCGTGTTGAAGATCCAGTCTGGCATCAGCCAGTCCTGCACGTCGAAGTGGCACGTCACTGCGACGAACTTCTTTCCTGCGCGTCTGACAGTTTTCTGCAACGCGAACGATCCTATCTGTGCAACGTCTCTGTCTACGACGGACGTGAATTCGTCGAAGACAAACATTTCCTTGTTCTCTAACATAGCGCGAGCGATGTCGCAGCGCATCTTCTCTCCGTTCGACAGTACACTGTAAGGCTTTAGCCAACTGGGGGGGGCAGAAAATCCGACGCTGTTCAGTGCCTTGCAGATCTCCGTGACGCTTGCATCCTTCGGCATATCGTCAAGTATCGACTCATGCGTGTACTGCATCTGATCGACGATAGAGTCTGCGAACAGTTCGCGTGCGATCGTTGTCTTTCCAGTTCCAGAGTGTCCGACGATCAGTCCGATGTTCCACTTTTCGGGAAGCGTGATGTCGCCCTCGAAGTGCTCCGTGACATGCTGCGTCTGCAAGTCGTATGTTCCCATGACGCTTGCGACGCGGAATGACTTTCGCGGATCGTGCTCCTTTATAATGTCAAAATGCGGCATTCATACCCCCTTTCCTGCATTTCGTCGTAGATCGCTTGCAGAGCACCTTCCGTCTTGCAGTCGATCTCTAACTTGTACTGCTGCTTGATGTCGCCAGAGTAGTCCTTTGCGGACTGTTCAGCCTGCGCGAACTTCAAGCCCCATTCCTCTGTGTCGATGTTGAATCTCTCCTTTGCGCGATCGAGTGCTTCCTTGTTCCATTCAAGATCGACATGCGCGATCTGATTGTCAGTGAAAGCCATTTCGCGTCCTTGCTGTGAGTCGAGATCCACGTCCATACGCTTGACAACGACAAGTTCGTCTCCGTTAGTAGGAACGATGATCACTTTCGTCTCTCCGATGTTCGACGCTGTCTCTACGACTCCGTTTCCTGCGATCAGTCTGTTGTTCTTGTCTACAAGCACAGAGCGACCGAACTTGTTGCGACGGATCGACTTTTCAAGCATAGACATACCGAATTCTGTATGCTTGTTGAAGTTGTCATCATCTGGGATCAATACGCTGATGTCCGTCTGGATGACTTGTGAACCGTTGATGCTTTCTTTCTTTGCCATATTACTTTGTTTTCGAGTTGTGCTTCATTGCAGCAACGCTGCAAATATACAAAATAGTGACTAATAAACACCGCTTTCAGCCGAAAAAAATCACTTTTGAAGTGAAAAAATCCGTCTGAAAACAGTGTAGTGATTCTAAGTAACTTAGCATATTATATATATAATATATAAGCTATTACAAAGAAGCTTCTTTAAGCAAAAAATTCCGTCAGAACGGAAGATCGTCAGATTTTTCCCCATTTCCGTCCGTCTGGCGCGTTCCCTGCGTTCCACTGGATAAGTTATCCGTCCGCTGTGCGTTCGTCGATTGTGGCGCACTCTGTGAAGCGACAGACGCATTCTGCTGCTGACTTTCCTCTCGCTTGTCAAGAAGCTGCACTTCGTCAGCGTTGATCTCCGTGATGTATCGCTTCTGATTCTGCTGATCCGTGAACTCGCGATAGCGGATCTTTCCTTCGACGTAGAGCGACGATCCTTTGCGGACGTAGTTCTGGATGACTGTTGCGAGATTGCCGTAGCAGACGATGTTGTGCCACTCCGTCTTGTCTGGGATCTCGCGTCCGTCGCGAGTAGTGAATCCGCGTTCCGTCGTAGCGACAGAGAATTGTGCGCACTTGTTTCCGTTCGTGAAGTCCGTGATCTTTGGATCTTGACCGACGCGACCGACGATGATCGCTTTGTTTACTCCGTTCATTTTCTTACTTTTATTTACTTCGTGTTTACTATTACCTTATATTTATATTCTCATGAGACAGCAGTCCGTTGTCTTCGTGTCTGTTACGCAGGACGCTGAAATCTTCGTAGCGGACTTTGAAACAGCCGCCCTCTGGCATCGTAAGCAGGAATTCCAGAAGCATCTTGAACTTCGAGTGATCAAAACCGCCACAGCGATCTTCGATCAGCTTGATCATGTAGTAGTAATCATCTGCGTCGCTCAACGCTTCTTCTGCTGATTCGATGTTGTAGATGTTCTGCTTCAAGCATGCTGCGAACATACGTCCTTGCGCACATGCTTTCTTCAATCCGTTGAAGTTGTGCTTGTCTTCCTTCGTGAACTCTCCGTCAAGCTTCTTGAAAACGTCGTCAGCGTCCATGAAGAAAGTGTGTACTACGTCAGACAGCACGAAAGCGATGTTCGTGAGCACTGTCAGACGATCAAACAATTCGTTCATCTGTTCCAGAGTGTACTTTGCGCGTGTCTCTGGACGGAAGTTCTTTTTGAAGAATTCTTCCGACATCGTAATCTTATCCATTCTGCGACTCCTTTCTTTTTATCCATTCATTGCAAGCGCACAGCGAACACTGTGTCTCGCAGTCATGTTGTTCACACCAACCGTCACCCCAGATGTCTTCGTTATCGAAGTGACCGCAATTTCCACACTGCTTCATACTTCCTCTACTCCGTCTTTGTGGATGAAAAGCTTCGCGTTGCGACAGTTCTTGATCCAGTCGTGATTCTTTTTGTCTTTCATTGCGTCAAGTCCGTCAACGAAACGCTTGCATTGAAGACGATTCGGACAGTGTACCCCTTGACAGTAAGTAAAATCTGTTTTTGCCATAATCATTGTTTTTTAAAGTTCTTTACGTGATCTTAGGAACGGAAACTTGAAAGCTTTCCTGCAACGCGTGCAGATGAACCAGTCGCCTTCCTTGTGAAGTTCGCCACCGCACTTAGGACAGTAGCTTCTGCGAACGATGTAGATCAGAGCGATGACGAAGATCGCTACGACGATCAAAGTGAATTTCAGTGCCATAGTCTTTTGTCTTTTAAGTTAGATATATTCTGGAATTTCTGATTCTTCCTGCTTGATCTTCTTGCGCTTCTTCTGACTGTTGAACAGCCACATTTCCTCGACAGTCTCCCAGATATACATTGTTGCGGACTCATGCCAGTAGTAGTTTGACAAGTTCAGTTCGCTCATGCAGTTGTGAAGCGTGCCGATGCGATGATAGTAGCGGGCGAGTCTTCTGAAATGACTGCGCGTCCTGCTGACAAGCGTGTCTGCGCACTTCTGATAGTTTCTGACTGTGTAGAACGGATCGCGATACGATCGTTTGATCTGCTTTGCTGCTTTCCTTGCTCTCATAGTGTTATCTAAGTTTTCCGTTATAGAAGACTGCAACGCTCTGCATCATCGGTGTCAGCGCGTCAAAGTAACTCTCTGGCATAACAAGCGAACGGATGATCCGTCCTTGCGCGTTCTGTGTCGAGAC